GGTCTGCAGCTGTTGGGCCGTCCACTGCCACCACCGGGGAATGGCAGGGAATGCGGGCAGAATCGGCTTGCCTTTGGCATCGGTTCCGCCTTTGCAGTAGCGAGCTTGAAACGTCTCTGCAATGGCCCCGGGGATTTTCAGGCTCCGGGCCATTGTCCAACTGGTGCCGAAGTAGTTGGTCAAATGTCCCCCTCGCTTGGACATATCGCGGTAGCTGAAATCTCGATAAAACGGCTTATCGGCCAGGGCCCGGTCGGCCTTGGCCTCGCCGGTCCAGCCAAGCTCCGGCCACACCAGCTTGCAGTTGTTGGTGTGCAGGTCACCGGACTCGCAGTTGTCCAAAAAAGTCCAATCATCAAACAGCACACCGCAGAAATATCCCACATCTCTGGCTTCTACTTGCTCAAGATCAATCACACACATTCTCATCCCCGGATCGGCAACGAAGACAAAACGAAGAGATCCGGCGATATTTTGAGCATTTCCTCCCGTTCCATATGCGTTTGTAGAACTAGATGGCCGCCCTGTTTCAGTCCCAGCGATATTATAGCTAGTCCGGTATCGTCCGTCATGGTCAATTTCAGATTCAAAGACGTTAAGTTGCTTGGTGAAATCTCGAATTGCCAAAATGCAGTTGACAAACGGCCGGGCGTAGATGTAGTCATGCAGTTTCTCCAGTGCTTCGCGGTCGGTGGAAAGTTTCTTCTGGCCTTTTTTGCTTTGCCAGATCTCCGGCAGACGCATAGCGCGGAAGAAGAAGTCCTTCAGCTGGGCCGGGGAACGGGGATTTAGCCCACCATCCCACACGGCGCGGGCCAACTCGTCGAGCTGAAGCTGGAGCGCATTAACCCGGGCGCGAAGCTCCTCGGCCGCTTGCCTCCGGCTCAGCTCATCAACAAGAAATCCTCTCTGCATAATTTCCAGATACGGGCCTTGCAGCGCGCGCTCGAAGCTGTAGATCGCGGGTGGCTGGTTGTAGAGGGTCTGGATTTCTTCAAAGATCTCTGTCGTTAGACAGCAATCAAGCCCGTTGTAGACCTGGAGGTTTTCGCTGGTGGTCAGCCTTCGGCCCTGATACGTGCCGTTGGGCAGCAGCTGCTCGGTTTCAATTACTGGCATCAGAGTGGCTCCAACAGCTCGAGGGTCCGGCCGAGTGGCCCGCGCATAGTTCCGTCAAGCTCTTGACTCAGGGCTTCGCGGATGACCCGCAGGGGCACTCCGTGCTGCAGCGCCAGCGACGCAAGGGTAGCAAGGTCTTTGGCCATGATGTCCAGTGCGGTGCCTACCAGCCCTGGGGCGTCCGCGCCCGCCCGGCCGATGTCTAAAAAGATCTCCCCTAGCTGGCCTTCGGCGGTATAGCTAACGGTTGCGAAAAATTTCACCCCGTCCAAGAGGAAGGTGAAGGTTTCGTTCTCTCTCCGGTTTTCAAGGCGTTTTCTAACCATTAGTTTGCTCCAGTGCTTTGCGGGCGATTTTTATTATATTCACGACAACCGGGTGAGCTGTTTGCGGTTCTTGCTCGACAATTTCCTGCAGCGCCGCTTCCAGCTTCTCGATGCGAGATGTCATTTTTAGTATTCTTTCTTCTATAAGATCCATAAGATAATCGTAAGAATCTGGTTCATCACTCATCCTTCTTCTCCAGTTTCTTTGCTATGATTGCCCTGAGTTTTTCAACATACCAATCCCAGCGAAACGATGCGCGATCCTTCAGCTTGTCTATTTTGTCAGCAATGAACAGTTCATTCCCATCAAGCAGGCGCTTATTCATCGCCATGTTAGCGATAATTTCCCAGCCAGCTTGATCTTCTCGTGCCTGCTTCGCAGCAATACGCAGCCCATCTGTTATGCCCTTTATGGCCCACTCAATTGCTTCTGGGTCTTGTTCAATTGCATGAGACACTTGAAGATATAGCTGAAGCTTTTCCTGTTCAGTCATCTTTCCCCTCCAGTGCTTTGCGAGCGTAATCTTCAATGCAGCACCCGCAGTCCTCATAAAACCATTGACCGTGTTCGCAACGGTCATTTTTGGATGGTTGCCCATCATCGCGGAACGCGATCTTGACTGTGCGGGGTATGTCTCCTTCGGCGATATTCCGCAGCGCCGCCTGTAGTTCTTCAATACGATGGAAACAACTATGCAATTCCGCCTCTAGCTTCTCGATGCGGTCTGTGCCTAAATAGAACTTCCGTTCGTATTCTTCGACGTTTGCATTCGCCCTTTGCAGCGCCGCTTCCAGCTTCTCGATGCGGTCGGCGGCTTTAAGCAAAGTTGCGCGTGTCATAAAGATTGGATCGTTGGCATCCTCACATTCATCGCGAAGACGCTTTACAAGATCATCGCTCATAGCCCCTCTCCCTCTTCAAAGTCTAGCTCGACCTTGATGCAGGCGATGCGTTTGGGGGGGTATATGTCACATTGAATGTTTTCACTAGATATACAATAACGGTCGTTTGGGTACACTGTCACCCACACTATCCGCCTATGGCGGGGGCGGACTTCGATGAGGTCCAAAGGTTGGAGGTTCTGATAACCGTCAACCTTTCCGTGTTCTGTCCAAACAAGAGAAATCCAACCTTTGACGTAGGTGTCAAAGTAAGCCCCATGCACGGACTTTCTTCCACTTCCATCCGTCGCATAGATGCGAACTTCACGGCCATCGCGAGTGCGGTACTTTTTGTTGCTGTCGATCATCACTCATTCCCCTTCTTGGGCGGCGCAGGCAAAGGCATCCAATGGGTAGCTTCAATCTCATGGGAACAGCAGCCGCAGCCGTTATCCTTCGCGTATAGGCCAGCTTCGACGCAGTAGATGTTTTTGCTATCCCATACCAAGAATGACGGTAGCTCCTCTTCCCAGTTAAAGTTTTTGGGCTTCTTTGGCGCGGTGTCGATTGGTTGCCATTCAGTCATTTCTTTTCCTTTCGAGCTTCAAGCATGGCGTCCGCAAAGCGATATGCTTTCTGGGGCAAATCAGGAAACATGAAGTCAGGAGCCCTTGATATCAACCCTGTCAGCGCCGCCATTGCGAACTGATCGCGCATGGATATTGTTTCGACTATAGTTTGCGTTAGGTAGTAGCTGGCAAGTTGTTGGGGAATCTTTTGTTCGTTGAAGTCACTCATCCTTCTTCTCCGTATCGGCTTTGCCTGCCCGCATCAGCTTCCATGCCGGTTCATTTGTATAAACGCTGCCCAAAAAGCCCAACCCTTTTTTCATCTCGGGAAAAAGCGAATGATGCAGCAGCATTGAATCTTCCAAACAGGCCTTCGGCCGTAGGCCCATTTTCGTAATATACTGCAAATCATACATCCCATTCTGGAACAGCTTCGGGATCGGACTCTGCAGAAGCAATTCGACTAATCTCCAAGCCTCTAACTCCGCAGCGAGCGATGGCCAGTAGCTCGCTCCGGGAGAACTTGGACTCCAAAAAGGGACAACCATTGCACTCGTACGGGAACGCCCAAAACCGATACAGGTGATCTGGCCTGCGGCTGTCTCGATGTCGACAGAGAGCGACGGAGGTGAAGCCTTCAGCGTTTGCTCTATCCATTCCCTCATCTCCTCCAAGCTGGGGTTAATCAGCACTTTTCTGGCCGGTCGGCGGATTTCCTTAAAAACGCTTTCACGCCGGGCTTTCATCAAATCCATCACCATAATCGGGCGATTGGCCCAGGCATACATCACCGCTGCAGGATGAAACGTGGGAAGGACTTTAAACTTTAAACCTTCTTCCCTGGATCCCACCAGTACGGTTTCGGTTCCGGCTGCTGTATTTGCAGCCAGTTTAACACTTTCAGATACCGTTCCTCTGATGCTTCCGATGTTCGTAGCACGCAAGACGGCCCAACAAGCGGTAGAACCAGCAGCGACAATGAGCGTGGGCCGTGCGCTGCTAATCTCTCCATGCACTCGAAATAAGTCAGGCAAGTATCGTTCGTGCAGGTACTTTCCGTGTGCGATTGCTGGATGGTCATAACCTTTACTCATTTCCTTTTTACTTCCGCAGAGGGCTTCGATCTTTCCTCCTGCGGGAACAAAGTTAAACACGCTTGTCATAGCGATGCCAGCGGCTGCAAGCCATTCTTCCCGCTTGCGACCCCAGGCCGGGCCGTAGCGCTGCAAGCTGGTGATCTCGGCATGTAGCTCGGGCGAGGTCTCCGGAAAGGCTTCGCCGAGCATGGCCCAAAGCTCTTTCCCCGGCGAACCGATGAAAGGCTTGCGGACTTCTAGCTCGCCTTGGTGCAGGGCTTCGCCCAGCAGCAAGATCTTGGGCTCCGCTTTTGGCCCGGCCCAGCAGGAAAACTCCTTGCCAAAAAGTCCCCCGGTCGGCGCAAGCCCGGTCAAAGGCCCAGCTCCGCGGCTTTAGCCGCTGCGCTTCGCTTCCGGCGGGACTGCTCAAATGCTTGCTGGCTTACCCGCTGGTACTCTGGATCCAGCTCTAGCCCGAAGCATTGCTTCGCGCCGAGGCTATCAGCCGCCCGCAGGCTTGCGCCACTACCCGCGGTAGGATCTAACATCCGCGTATTCTCATCCACCATCATGGAGAAGAAATGACGGAGCATAGGCTCGGGCTTGGTGCTAGGATGCAAAGTTTTATCCACCGGACCGGAGTACGCATCGGCCACGGATTTGAGCACAAATCTGTCTCCCCGGTCGGCCATAAGGGCGGTTTCATACACATGCCTGGGATCGCGCCGGGCATCTGCAATAATTCCGGTGTTGTCGGATTTGACCCAGATCAGCGGATGCCTGCGGAACGTCAGCTCTGGGGCCAGCTCTGCAAACAACGCCATTGTCCGTTGGTAGTGTTTGTTGCTGTACCAGAAAACCAGATGACAGCTTATGCTCATAAACCGTTCCCGGTTCCGGAGGAAGCTGTCGAGCAGGGCCCAGTAGATGTCCTCCCCGTCCTCGTACATAGCCCCGGACTCGGCTCCGCGACCTTGCGGCCCGTTGAAGACATTGATGCCGTATGGGAAATCACAGTGGATAAAGTTAAACTTCGGGCCGGAGTACGTCTGCACCCAGTCAAGAAAGCTTCCCTGTGCAATGCCGGAGAAAAGGCTAGGCGCAGCAGCGGGCGAAGCCTTGGCCGTTGGCTTTGCCGGCTCCGGCGCGTAGCCCTGCTCCCGCAGCTCTTGCTCCATGCTCAGGCCTACGGCCCCGAGGGCGTCTGCGATCTGCTCAATGGCTTCGTCCGGATCGGGCGATAGCTGAAAAGCTTGGCCCTCGGCATTTGCCCCGAACGGCCCGGCCCCGTCCAGGTCCAGCTGGTGATTAATCTCCAGCAGCTCTTGCAGCTGATCTCCGGCCACGCGCTTTTCCCGGCGCAGGATGATATTGTACGCTTCGCGCATGGTCCCGGCCCCGGAGATCTTTTCATCCCCCATCGCTCCCGCGACCGACAGCAGCGCACTGAGATGCCCCTGGGTAATCGACAGTTGCTCGGCCGTGCTCTGGGCTTCCCAGCTATCGTCCAGCTCCTTGTACATCTTATGTATCTTGCTCACGGCTTGACAGTAGTCCTGCCAAGTCAAATCCTTGCGTTTGATATTCTCTTCCAGCTCGATGATCTGGCTTTCGCTCTCGCTCAGATTCTCCGCAAAGCGAACAAGAATATCCTCATGGCCGAGCCGGAGGCAGGCCGTCAACCTGCGCTCACCGGCTCGAAGCCAGAGCCCCCCTTCGGCGCTGCGCTCTACAATAATCGGCTCGATCAGGCCGAATTTGCTAATACTTGCCTCAAGATCGGTGGTTTCGATCTCTCGCCGCTGGCGATTGGCCCGGTCAATTTGAATGCTTGAAATTGCTACCCGAAGGGTCTGATCTGTAATCGGCATTTTGTGCTCCTATTTTAGCTACCGCGCTCATAAAAAAGGGGAGAAGGCTTTCGCCCGCTCCCCTTGCCTGTCGGGCCTTCGGCTTACGCCGCGAGGATCTTCCCGACCTGGTTCCCGATCTCACCGGACTGCTGATTCAGATACTGCTGAATTTCCACCGTCACCTGCGCGCCGGTAAGTTCGTTCAGCACTTCCTCATACTCCCGGCCGTTGGCCTCCACCCCGCAATCCTTGAGCAGGGCGTCAAGCCGCCACAGCGCATCGTCGGTAAGATAGAAATCCCTGCGGAACTGACGCTTGGTCGGGTCGCCTGAGCGATCGGCTTCATCAACGCTATCACCCCAGCCGAGAAGGCCAATGCTGAACCGGACGTACGGGGTTTTGTTCTTATTGTTGTCCCCAAACTCATGCCCCTTGATAATGCCCGGGTAATCCCCGGCCGGCAGGGCCTGCGGCTTTGCAGCCTGTCCGGCGGGCTTCTTGAGCAAGTGAGAAAAATTGCTAGCCATTTGCGAGTTTCCTAAAGCAGTGGAAAAGGTTCTTCCTTTTCCCAAAATAACAGACATTTAAAAAGGCTTTCACCTTTTCACCGTTGACTGTTAAAACGGTTTCACCTAGGGCTTTCACCCTCTGCAAACTGTTGTTCAAGACGGGCTTTGCTCTGCTCGTCTAAATAGTACCCTACACCACGCCAGGTACTAATATTTATCCCAAAAGGCTTCAGCCTTGTTCTGAGATTCAGCATCGCTGTCTTGGCCCTGTTTCTTCCGCAGTTATCACTTCGTTCTGAATTTCCAACCGTTCCAGCGATGCAGTCTAGATATTCATAGCTTGCCACTTGTTTCCGTCTAAGCCCTTGCAAGATCACCATTTGCTGTTTTGAAAGGGCTTCAGCAAAAGCTTTCGGCAGATGCGGATCAGCAAGTCCGGCTTTCAGCTGTCGAAGCTCTTCTTCCAGCAGCTCTATCCTATCTCGAAGAACTTTTTCAGTGTTCATTGCATCCCCGCTCCGGGGCCGGCCCCGATCCCACTCCTTACGTCTTTAAAATAATCAGCAAGACCTGTTTCCAACGGATATTCCGACTTTACTTTCAGCGGGGAGGTATTCTTCAGCTCCACCGTTCCCACGCTGTTGGCAAAAATCTTCCTCTTCTGATTGCTTCCCGTACCTGACGTTCTCGCCATCAGGATGGAGTTAAAATACCTTCCCACCTTCGGAGGCAGGGCTTTGCCCAGGGTATTGGGATAGCCATGCACCGGGCCGTTCTCTTCCCCGATATAAGCAATGTGGCTGATAATAATCACATTGCACTTGACATTGTCATCATAGAGCGTCTGCAGGAGGCCTTCGATCAGCTGCTGCCCCTGATACCAATCGCTTTGGTGCGGTTGCTGGCCAAGCCGGGAGTTCATCGCCAAAACAAAGTTCAGCGCGGCTGTTGAAAGCAGGGTCAGGCTGTCAATAACCAGCACATCTTGCGGCGTCCAGCTGGTGATCCCGCCTAGGGTCTCGCCCTCGGCTCCTTTCCAATTCTCCAACATCCCAATGGTCCGTTCCCAAACTGTGGCTTTGCCTGGGATCAGCCGCTTGCCTGAGACTTTCATCTTGTCTGTGATGGTTTCGTAGTCTACCCGCGAAAGCGCCTCCGGCCCGTAGGGACTTTTCGGATCGCGAAGCAGGTTCGCCAATACGTCAAGCCCGGCGTCCAGATCCAAAATCCGCAAATTGTACCCGGCCCCCGCTAGCGAAGCAAGCGCCCCGGTTTTACCTGCACCGCTATCCCCGATGAAAAGCATCTTGGTTGTTACTGCGCTCTGATGTGCTGCTAATTTTGCCATTTGCTTGCTGCTCCTTGCTGTCCCGCCTTGCGGGCCTAGGCTTCTCTGCTGACAAACGGATCCCATACCCGTTTGGTAAACTCGCTCTCCAAATGCGCCTTGCGTTGGCCCGGTGGCTTGCTGCAGACCTTGCGGAAGCGGCAGCCGCCGTAGTTCCCACACGCCTTGTCATTCATCGGCCAATGCTCCCGCTCCGCGCAGAGTTCCATTTGCGCCAGCCAGTGTCCCAGCTCTTGATACCATTCCGCAATCACAGCTGGCGGACGTTGCACAAGGCCCCGCTCGCACCGGCTAAACCCGACGGCAATCTGTATCCCGTCCACGACCAGCGACCTGACGTCAAAGTTAAAAACCACCTTACTTGCAAAGGTATAAAGGCTGAACTGATTATCCGGGCTGAATCCGTCGAAGAAGAAACCATTCATCGTACTGCCGGTGGTTTTAATATCCGGGATGTAATAGTTATCCCCGTATTTGGCCAATCGGTCTAGATGCCCGCAAAGCACAAAGCTTTCCCCTGTGGCTTCGCTTTTGTAGCCCGAGTCAAACTTAAAA